ATTCTTAAATTTATTAAAGATCAACAAAATGGTGAACTTGAAACGTATTCAAAGAGATATTTGTCAGAAGATTATATGTTCTGTCAATGGATTCGTAAGATTGGACTAAAAGTATGGATGTGCCCTTGGATGAAACTTCAGCACACAGGAAGTTATGTGTTTGGTGGAAGTTTACTTGACCTTGCAACCATTGGTGCAGCTGCAACTGCTGATCAAAATGAAATAAGACCGACATGAGTACCGAAGATAGAACTAGATATCACATGACAAAAGTTAAGAAAAAAACTCTTGACTTTATGACTGATTGTATAGTAAATTATCAACAAGACTCAAATCAAAATGTTACAGACCCACTTGCAGTCACTACCACTTTAGCTGCTATGCAAGCGTGTCTGGTTGAAGCATATGGTGAACATCTTGGAAAAGGTGATGCAGCTGAATTTTTTTATGGAATTGCAGACGACCTTGCGGTTCAAGCAAAACCAAAAACTAGATTTAAAAAATTTAAATAACTGAGGTATATTATGAAATTAAGTGATACAACAACAAAAGTATTGAAGAATTTTGCATCTATTAATCCTTCAATACTTCTAAAAGAAGGTGAGACTATTCGTACAATCTCTCCTCAAAAGAATGTACTTGCACAAGCAGTTACAGATCAACCGATTGAAAAAGAAATGTGTCTTTATGATATCAATCAGTTTCTTAATATTGTTGAAAGTATTGAGGACTGTGAGATTAATGTCAATGACACAAAAGCACTTCTTTCAAATCCACAAAACACTCAAAACAGTACAGTCTTTTTTGCAGACCCAAGTGTGATTGTTACTCCACCTGAGAAGAACATCAATGTAAAGAATATGTTATTTTCTTTTGTTCTTCAACCAGAAGAATTAACAAAACTTCTACGTATGGCTTCTCTCTGTAATGCAGAAGAACTTATTATTCAGCAATCAAAGGCTGGAAAGGTGCATTGTAAAGTTACAAACACATCTAATCCAACTGCAAATCATTTCTCACTTTTCATTGAAACAGATGAGTCAAATGATGAAACAAGTCTTCCTGCAACTCTTGATGTATCTAAAGTCAACTTTATCAAAGACAAGTATGAAGTTCATGTCTATGAGAAAATTATTCACTTCAAAGGAACTATTGCTGAGTATTGGATTGCCCAGAAATAATGGAACAATTTATTTGGGTAGAAAAGTATAGACCTAAAACAGTTGATGAATGTATACTTACAGATGAACTAGCAAAGACATTTAATTCTTTTGTATCAAAAGGTATTCCTAATCTGATATTGTGCGGTGGGCCTGGAGTTGGTAAAACAACTGTTGCAAAGGCAATGCTCGAACAATGTGGGTCTGACTATATTATGATAAATGGGTCAATGAGAGGAAACATTGACACTCTGAGAACAGACATACAAAGTTATGCTTCAACAACATCTCTTGATGGAAGTCGTAAGTATATCATACTTGATGAAGCAGACTATCTCAATCCTCAATCGACTCAACCAGCTCTTCGTGGATTTATCGAGGAGTTTCATAACAACTGCGGTTTCATAATGACTTGTAACTATGTGGAAAGACTTCTTGAACCACTTCGTTCTCGTTGCTCTGTTGTTAATTTTTCAATGCAAGCAAAAGAAAAACCAGAACTTGCAAAACAATTCTTCAAGAGAGTTATTGATATTCTTTCACAGGAAAATGTGAAATATGATAAGAATGTTTTGCAACAGCTTATTATAGAGAATATGCCTGATTGGAGAAAAGTTCTCAATGACCTTCAGAGATACAGTTCAGCTGGAGTGATTGATACAGGAATACTTATTGGAAGTGACCCTCACAATCTTGCATCTCTTTATGAGTATTGCGAGAAAAAGAATTTTTCAAAGATAAGACAATGGGTTTCAAGTGCTTTGAGTATTAGTGATAGTGTTAATATTCTTTCTGCAATCGAGAAAGAGTTTTCACAAAGACTAAATCCTAAGTATGTTCCAAACCTTATTGTTACTCTTGCAGAGTATCAGTTCAAAACTTCTTTTGTTGCAAATCAGGAAATTAATCTTACAGCCTTTCTTGTTGAGGTTATGTCGAACTGTTTTGACCCATGAGTAAAATTTGGCTAATATGGAAATATTCGATTGGTAGTTTTTCTGACGAGAAAACTGCAAACTATGACAATGCAGTTTGTATCGTAAGAACCTTTGTTGTACTTGTCAATGTTGTGTGTGCGTTTTTCATCATGGCAAATATAGTAAAGAATTGGTAATGAAAAAGAATCCGTTTGACCATCTCAATTCTATATTAGTAACAAAAAAACCTATTGATATTGAGGGATATAATTCTTGGCTTGTCAATAATGGATTGTCTCAGCATCCAGAGTGGATACACTTGGTTAATTTTATAAATCAGCATCACTTTTTGTCCAAAGATGCACAATACTCTTTTTTTATAAATAGTAGAGTTCGAAAGATAAAAGAACGTAGAAAATGGGCAAAGAGTGATAAACAGAATGACATAGAGATGATTGCAGAATATTATAACTACAGTTATGACAAAGCAAAGATTACTATGGAATTGTTATCACCTGACCAAAAAGAACATATAAGAAATAGTAAAGGTGGTAAAAAATGATGCATCCTATCGTTGATAATATGATAGAGGTGAAGTTAGTTGGAGATAGTTTCCTCAAGGTTAAGGAAACGTTGACTCGAATCGGTGTAGCCTCTCGCAAAGAAAAAACTTTGTTTCAATCATGTCATATCCTACACAAACAAGGTCGATACTTTATCGTTCACTTCAAAGAACTCTTTTCACTAGATGGAAAAGAAACTGACTTTGATGTAAATGATATTGCTCGCAGAAATACAATTGCAAATCTTCTTGCAGATTGGGAACTTATCGAGTTAGTTGAACCAAACAAGTCAAAAGACAACACAGCTCCAATTAGTCAGATTAAGATACTTCCTTTCAAAGAAAAGAATGATTGGCAACTTGTTACGAAATATAATATTGGAAAAAAACGAGACACGTAAAAAGTATGTATATTTGGAATGATGATAATTTTTGTTATTTGTTTGATGTAGATGGAACATTAACGCCAAGTAGAGGCGTAATGGACAGCAAGTTTCAAGAATGGTTTTTGTATTTTTGTCATAATCGTAATGTATCTCTCGTTACAGGAAGTGACAAATCAAAGACAGTTGAGCAAATAGGTGAAACCATATATAATGCCTGTACAAGAGTTTACAATTGTAGCGGTAATGATGTTTACGAGCAGTACACTCAAATCCAATTTAATGATTGGACACTCCCTTCCGAAGTAGAATCTTTTTTAATTGATAAGTTAAATTCAAGCCCATATAGAATCAAAACAGGATTGCATATAGAACATAGAACAGGAATGGTTAATTTCAGTGTTGTTGGTAGAAATGCAAATCCAGAGCAGAGAAAAGGTTACTATGTGTGGGATAGAATAGTAAATGAAAGAAAACATATTGCAAGTGAATTTAATAGTACGTTTCCTGATTTAGAAGCCGACATAGGTGGTGAAACAGGAATAGATATATTTGAGAGAGGTAGAAATAAATCTCAAGTTCTGAAAGACTTTAAATTATCAACTTTAAAATTTTATGGAGATAGAACTGACCCTGCTGGTAATGATTATTCTATTGCATCTAAACTAAATCCTAATCAAGTGTATACTGTTACTGATTGGAAGCATTGTTGGGAATTATTAAAATGATACACAGGAAATATCAAAAACTGTTGAATGAGATTACAGACCTATTTGACCAATACCATGACAAGGATTATCTAAAAATCCAGACAGATAGTATGGTTTCTAGTGCAGATTTCAAACATGGCTATTTGAGTGGAATATGGGTGTTAAATCGTCAAATTGAAAAAATTATTGAAAAAAATACAGAAAACTCTTGACTTTGAGTAGGAGTTGATGTATAAATAGTATAGTAAGTGCCATAATGGACTTACGACAATGTAAACCTTGCTTTTATAGGAGGACTATATGCGAAGCAATATCTTCATGGATAGCAATTCTCTATCCGTACTTAACAATCATTTCGTTGGAGTAGATCGACTCATTGACCAGATGATATATGCGACTACTCTTGAAAGTTCCACATCTTATCCACCATACAACATAGTTCGAAAATCTGATTACGAATACGAGATTGAGATTGCCTGTGCTGGATTTTCTGAAGAAAATTTAGATGTTACACAAACAGGTAGAGAGCTTGTAGTGAGTGGACAGAAAGACGACAAATCATCAAACGAATATCTACACAAGGGTATTGGTGCAAGAAACTTTAGAAGAAAGTTTAGCCTTGCCGATAATGTAGATGTAAAAGAAGTAACGATTGGAAACGGAATGTTAAGTATACGTCTGGAAAGATATATTCCAGAGGAGGAACGACCCCGAAAAATTCCGATTGGAAAAACAATCGAATCTGACCCACAACTATTAACGGAAGCGTCAGAGAAGTAACTTAAAGAGCAGTAGACAAAAGGAAAGTTTTATTATGAATATATTTTATTTGAGTGAAGATGCGACAGAGTGTGCCAAACAACATTGTGATAAACACACAGTTAAAATGATCTTAGAGTATGCACAAATGTTGTCTACTGCTCACCGAGTTCTTGATGGTGATGAATATGCAGATACACACAATCTTTATAAGATTGCACACAAAAACCATCCGTCAACAATATGGGCTCGTTCATCATCTTTAAATTATCGGTATCTTTATGATTTGTTTGTTGCCTTGTGTGATGAATACACAAAAAGATATGAAAAGAGACACACGACAGATTCAAAACTTAGAGTTCCTCTTGCAATGCCACCTAAAGCATTACTATATTTTCGTGTAGGATTTACAGAACCTCCACAATGTATGCCTGAGGAATGTAAAGTACCTGACAATGCAATTGAAGCTTATCGTAACTACTATCGTCAATACAAAAAAAGTTTTGCAAAGTGGTACAAGTCAGAAACGTCTGGGCCTGGTTGGTTTTATTCAGAGGGAACTGATTTAGATACATATCCTCTTTTTCACTAAAATCTCTTGACTTGTAAAGTTGAAAGTAGTACTATACTTACATGACAGATAAGTTTTATATTGATGCGATTGTCAATTACAATCGTAATTCTATTTCACACATTGGATATGAAAATGGTAAGAGAGTTCGAGGTGAGACTCCTTTGAAACCTCGACTCTATGTCAAATCTCCTAGAGGCGGTAATCACAAATCTCTTTATGGAGATGTATTGACTGAGGTAGAGTTTGACACAATGGAGGAGTGTTCAAAGTTCAAGAAAAGTTATCCATCTCAAGTTTATGGTGATCTTGGATATGTCGAACAGTTCATTACTGACAATTACTCTCATAAGATTACATTTGATTTTGATTTAATTAACTATGCAGTCATAGACATTGAGGTTGCGTGTGATGAAGGATTTCCTGCAATTGATAAAGCAGATTGGCCCATCAATGCAATCACGATCAAACTCAAAAATGATGATACCTATTATACTTGGGGTTTAGGTGAGTATGATGAATCAAAGTCAAATAAAAAAGTTTCGTACTTTGCTCATTCAAAAGAAGAAACTCTGATTGTTGATTTTATTCAATGGTGGAGTAAACAATCCATTGATATTATTACAGGGTGGAACTCCAGAGGCTTTGATATTCCTTATATTGTCAATCGTATAAAAAATATTTGGAAACGTGGACACACTTCTCTTGTCAATCAACTTTCTCCCTTCAAGAAAGTAAAGTATCACGAATACAATACTCGATTTGGTGGGCAACAGATTGAATATGAGATATCTGGAATACAGCAACTTGACTATCTTGAATTGTTCAAGAAGTTTGGTTATGGATTTTATGGAACACTTGAGTCTTACAGTTTGAACAATGTATCGCATATTGTTCTTGGTGAAAAGAAACTTGACTATTCCGAGTATGGCTCACTTCATCAACTTTATAAACAAGACTTTCAAAAGTTTATTGACTATAACATTAAAGACGTTGAACTTGTTGAAAGAATAGATGAGAAGATGGGATTGATTGAGTTGACTTTGACTCTTGCCTATACTGCCCATGCACCAATACAAGCTGCATTTGGTACAACAAAGATTTGGGATACCTTTATCTATTCGTATCTCGCAGAGAGAAACATTGTCATTCCACCAAAGATTGTCAAAGTAAAAAACGACCAGATTGAAGGTGGATTTGTAAAGCAACCAAAAGTCGGTTCTTACAATTGGGTCGTGTCTTTTGATTTGAACAGTTTGTATCCTCATTTGATTATGCAATACAATATGTCACCAGAAACAATTGCAGATAAAGTTGCAGATGTTTCTCCAAATAAAATGCTCGACAGAAATGAAATTCTTACACAGAAAAACAAATGCACCTCTGCAACAGGGCAAAGATTTTACACAAACACGATTGGAGTTTTTCCAGAGATTATTCATCAGTCTTATGAGAATAGAAAGAACATTAAGGCAGAGATGTTAAAGTGGGAAAGTAAACTTCAAAAAACAAAAGACACCGAGATCGAAAAGAAAATTGTCAAGTTGCACAATCAACAACACTCAATTAAAATTATGATGAACTCTTTATATGGTGCAATGTCAAACAAATATTTTCGATACTTTGATGATCGTATTGCAGAAGCAATCACAGTATCAGGTCAGTTGACAATTCGTTGGGCCGAACAGAAAATCAATGATGTTCTGAATAAAATACTCAAGACAAATAAAGATTATGTAATTGCAATTGATACAGATTCACTCTATGTGGACATGGAAAGTTTCTTGAAGAAAGCAGGAATGTTATCTAAATCGGATAATGAAATCTGTTCTTATCTGGACAATGTATGCAATCAATTATTTGAGAAAGAGTTTTCAAAGACCTATGAGGAACTAAGAGAGTATACAAATTGTTCCTCTCAACGTATGGAGATGAAAAGAGAAGCCATTGCAACTAAAGGTATCTGGACAGGAAAGAAACGATACGTGATGAATGTTCTCAACAATGAGGGTGTTCAGTATGCAGAACCAAAAGTCAAGGTGACAGGAATTGAAGCTGTTCGTTCTTCTACTCCTCAAATATGTCGTGATTGGATACGAGAAGGTCTAAGTTTAATTCTGAATGAAAATGAAGAAGTCGTACAGGAGTTTATTGCAAAAAAGAGAAAAGAGTTTGCATCTTTGGACATTGAGAATGTTTCCTTTCCTAGAAGTATAAATAGTATCACACAATATAAGGGAACTCCGATACACGTTAGAGCTTCACTTTTATACAATGCACAGTTGAAGAAACACAAACTTGTGTCGAGGTATGAAAATATAAATGATGGTGACAAGATTAAGTTTTGCTATCTGAGACTTCCAAATCCTCTTATGGAAAATGTAATTGGATTTAAGGATGTTTTACCAAGAGAAATGAATCTTCATCAGTATGTGGATTATGAAAAACAGTTTGACA